TTGAAGCAACACGAGAATCGTTACGCATACCCTGCCAATCCAGACCATCAACCTTGATGAATTCACCATTCTTGTCAGTATGACCGTCAAGGAAGTTATCGGCTAAGAGACGACGAATGGTAGCGACTGTTTCACGTTGATCATCGATCAGACCGTCAAAGCCTTCGGAATTCATCGCACTCATTTCACGCCAATTACGGAAAAATCCCGCATCATGGACAGGAATGATTGAACCGTCGAAAGTAAATTCAGTCTGATCCATTTTTACACCGATCTGACCTGACATTGAAGTCTGGGCGTTACCGGCATCGGATGCCTGGCGGAAACGATGTACTAACTTACCGATGGAGATTGAACGGGATAACGCTAGCAGATCATTCAAATACGTGTCACCGTCATCAGAGCGAAAACGCTCAACAGTGACGTTGTCGAATTCTTGAAACACATCACGGGGGATCAGCCCTTCATTGACATTAAGACCCGCCATCTGATTTAGGGTCATGTTGTGACGATTAGCGATATTACGCGCACGCTGAACCTCAGCCCATTGCTCGGCACCCATACGACTGTTACCGATGATTGATTGTTGTAATAGCATACTGAAATCCTCCCTTACGCTATGCGAACGCGAACAAGAGCGTCAGCGCCAGATACATTGATAATTTCGTCAGCAAAAGCTAACACCTGTTCGCTAGTAACACCGACAGTTGCTGGAGTGACGGCAATTTTGAACTTGCCAGCGCCATTAACGGTCATCGGAGTATCGTTAACTGTGATATTGTTTCCATCTACAACTAGAACATTGATGAACTCACCAGAGCGAGGCTGGATAGCCACCATATTTTCGTTCAACGTCCAGAGATCATCAACGCTTTTTGAGCGCATCTGGTCTTTGTCCGCAACCAATAAAAGATGACTGAATTCAGTGGCAGCAGTTGCGTTTTTCTGCAATCCGGTTGCTGTACTTTCAACAGCCATGCCTGGCAGGATGTCAGCAGCGAGAGCTTTACCCTCAACATTCAGCGGCTTGTGGTTCGCATCGTCAGCAGGACCGACGAAGATTGTACGTTTGCCAATAACAGACATAATCAGCCCTCCTTATTTAGGCATGTCGACAGGGGCAAATGAATCATCACTTTGACCGCCAACGTTAACAACAGGGGATACACCGAAAGCAGTTTGACAGTTACCCGCCAGTTCTCTCAGTTTATCAATGGATAACAGCTTCGCACTATCGGCATCTAAACCGGGATACTTGCCGCTATTCGCAACAATACCGGCCAGAGTGTCGAGTTCTGCGACATCTGCTGAATCGAGTTTAGTCTGCAAGTTACCAATCTGATCAGCCAGTGGCTGAGTAGCAGCGGCAACAGCGTTCGCGACAACTGTGGCAAGATCACCATTGTCGGGCGCCACAGGTGTCGCTGGGTCAGATTGGTTTGCTTGAAGACCTTGAAACGCTTCGAACAGTTCGTCATCAGACTTATTTTCAGTCTCGATGTCGGCTGCCTTCAGCGCACTAAGGATTAATTCCTTCATAGCTTCACCTTTTGAGTTGGTTTTGGGGGTAAATGTAACATTGCGTTCAACAGGTAACGGAATGCCTACAATGGTAGCAATCCCTTGCTCATCGATGACGAACGGAACTTCGAATAGTTGGTCACCAGAAAAGAAAATTACACGCCCCTCATCGGGGAATAGTTCTTCAATCCAATGAGCATCAATGGCTGAACGTTCTAATGCATCAATGACCGAACGCTCCATTTGCGTTACTGATTGATGTTCATTGTTTCCGGCAAGTGCTGCCAGGCGATTAAATTTCACAGGTGCATTGTTGAGATCATGCCTATCAACTCGACATTGTTCACCTTGGCGATTAACCGCAACGCCGACACCCTGGTGAGGCTGTGCAGCCCCTACAGAGTCAAGCAATATCGCATCATGATCAAACACCAAGTTTCGGGCTATCCAAGTGAACTTATCACCTGCTGCGTTAGTTTGCGGCTCATCAAGTTCTTCAAGGTCAATGAATACGCCGACTGACGTATGAATAGGGCGAGGGTTGTCGTTATTCTCTAACTCATCAATGCGGTCAAGTAACCGTTTACCGCGTTCAGTCTTCAGAGCCTCAGCAACGTTAATAAATTTATCAATATGAACACGACCGTTTTCACGGCGAACATTCATATTGAAAGCGCCAGCATGAAAGTCATGAATTGCACGCGGATCATTGGCCGAAACAAATTGACCATCAATCACAGGATGTTCAACCGGTGAAAGTGTTAATTCAAGCGTTTCAAAACCAGCCGCAATTTCCTCAGCAGGATATAGACCACCATTCATCACTATATCATCAGGTAATGTCGCTGAACTGACAATGATGTGCTCAACGCCGTCAATTGATGTACGGCTAACAGCGTCACGATTAACTAATGTGCGACACTGAATCATCACGCGTTTGGTGGATTGTGACGAGTTGGTCTGAAATTTGCGTGTCTGTTTAGTCATGACTGGTTTATAACGTACTGTACGACGGGGTGCAAGTATTAACTATCAAAAAACGCTCTATCGGCTTTAATCTGATCCTGAAGTTCGCCTTGTACCACTTTACCCTGACGATCAATCAACACAGACCGAGTTGAGCACTTACAATTTATTCTGTTGGGACTGGTATTCCACCACTGTAACTGATCAGCCACTGTATAGGCATTTCCATGTCTAGCGGCATGTGTTGCACGGGTGGTTGGTAACAATGCTGATATGTGGATCACAGCGGCTTTTAATCCTGTACGTTCACCCAATAAACGAGTTGCGTCAAGCTTAGCGTCATTGTAAGCCTTGTTTATTTCCGTCTCGGCGATACGTTTGGCGCTGGATCTTGCCACATCGAATCGTTCACTAATATCATTGGCAATCAGCGTGGGGGTGTCGCCGGCTTGGATACCCGCATTGATCCGCTGCAGCACTTGAGCCGCTGTCCGATCGCTGAGATTTTCAACAGTACTGAAATTACTTACCTGGGCGCTATTCAAAGCTGTTCGATAGGGCTCAGACAGTAATACTTGCTCAATGGACACCGTCTCGGGAGGCAATCCACCCACTAACACCCCCGCAATTACAGCGCCAGCAATTAATTGATTAAAGTCGCGCACCTCTTCAGTGGTGCCCTGACGATAGGGAAGCTCGACGTCGTCTTTCCAGTACCAATCAAACGGCATGAGCCCTGTCTGAGTCTCTAACAGTTGTTGATTGAGAATGAATCCTATTGAGATAGCCAGTTGAACCTGATCAGTTGTGGACAACTCATAATCATAGACGGTGGTTTGCTCAGCATTCTGAATACGTGTCTGTGTGCGCCGGGTTTTAGGGATAGCGCGAAATAACGCTTTGACCTGGCGTTCAGCTTTAGTCAGCCGGGACTGTAGACGCTTAGCGCTACGATTACGGTTGCGGGCCTGGCCTGTAGGGTCCTGTGAAGTCTTACGCGGCATTGAATGAGCCTCCATATTAAAAAACCCTCAGAGCTAATCATAAGGGTTTTTTCGTTGGGTTATTTATATGATGGCTAAACTTCGCCAACCAACCTCAACTTTGACTCCAGCGATAGCATTAGAAGCTGTTTTTTTCTCAAGGATCATATCGCTATTTGATGATAAACTTCGGAAATCCAAATCGACAACCACTACCCGCATTGAATGAACCAAATCAATATCTGTCGGCAGATACATCACTAATTGTGATGTATGAACCAAATCAACAGCCGGCAACGGATAAGCCACTGCTTCTGATGGAACAAGTATGTTTTGTGATGAGTGAATCAAATCGACAAACGGCGACGGATAAGCCAATGCTTGTGATGAGATAAGCGCACCAACAATAAACATGAGTACAATTTTCATGCATGAACCTCTGTTTCAATTGTTACAAAGAGAACGGTCATATTATTCGTCATCCTCTTTGGTGTCAACATCGCCTGATTATATTACTTACGGATGACCAGCAACATGAGGGATGTCAGCCGCTTCACAATTTGGCATACCACAATGCTTACATGGTTGCCTTGAGGCATCACTATCATTCTTTGTTGTATAATCTAACACCCAACTATAAATAAAAGGCGAAAGAGGCATTACAATTCCACAAAAAATAAATATCCAATGCCCACCTGACATTATTCGTCATCCTCATCAATCTCTTCACCACCAGGTTCCGGCAACTCCTCAGGCTCAAAACCTGACGCCTCGCGAATCTCTTCACCTGAAAATGGTGCTGATCCTCCTGACGAAAATTGATCTTTATTGATTGTGGCCATCGATTTACCACTTTCTAACTTTTCCGTATCGGATCGAGCAAGCAGATCATCCCATACAATCTTATATTCAGCTGACGGTAATATACCGAACAGTATTAACCAGTCAATAACGTCACGGGTCATCTCAGTCTGGAAGTTCAGCCGACGAGACTGGACGACCGACAAAAATTGTCGGCTATCTTCAGAGCTAGCTAATCGTCCAGTCTGCTGGCCAATAAGAATAGTTGCGGGGATCTGTAAACCTGCGGCGGTGTCGTTCAATGCGTTATTAAAAAATTCCTTCGGCTGTACCATAGTTGAATCAAGCGTTTTTGCCTCCATGCCAGGGGTCCACATAGCGCGACGAAAACGATTACGACTGAACTCATCGTATTGTTCGCTGAAATCGTCCAATTTGTCCTTGAAACTCATTGCACTAGCGCTGTCCTTCAGATCAAACACAATATTCTGAGCAGCGTTCTTATAGAACCCCTCAGCGCCACCACCGATGACCTTACGCAGGTCCATTAGTGAATTAAAAACAGACTCTAGTGCGGGTATGCCGTAAATCCAACCGTCATCCGCACCTTCAGCAGCAAATACAATTCGGCTGGCGTGAATACTGATAGTGTTATTGGTTTCCTCGTTACGATCACCCTCAACGGATTGGCGATACTGCAGAATAATAGGCTGACCAAACGTTTCACTGGTCGGATCCATATCCGATTCAATGACTTCAAGTTGTGATTCATACAATGGGACCATGTCCATCAATGCTGACTCACCCGATAACTTACCCTCAATAGGCTGATCAGGGGTCTTGCCGTCACGAACACGCATAAACATTCCCGCATAGCGGCCTACACGTTGACGGGTATCTAATCCTTTCAGTCTGATCCAAACACTGATGCGGTCGTTTAGCTTCTCAAACTCATTCAAAAATACTTCATTCGCTTCAATGGTTGGGGGTGACATCCATCCTGTATCAACGGGTAATTCAACGCCATTTTTAGCAATACCGAACCGGCGATACATATTCCAGAAATGCCTAAATTCCAGCTGCTCTGGATAGCCGAAATCGAGGAAAATATTATGAAGAGTATCAGCTAAATCATTACCCCCTGATAATAATCTTGCCATACGTGAACGCAAACCATCATTACTCATGGTGCGCAATTCCTGAGCCATGGCGTGTAATTCGGCTAGTTTGTCATCATTACTCATGGACGCGCTTGTCCTGTGCCGGCAACATTCCAATCAACGGCCAGTGACCCCAACCCGCCTGTCGGAGTTAGCCGGATGAGGTCGCCTTTTGTAAAATCAAAAAAAGCATCAGTAGCAACTGTGTAGACAATAACGGCACCAACTGAATCACGTACAGGGTACGTTGTGCCGTTAATCTCCTGCTCTAGCGCTATCGATACGGAATCAAAAACACCAGCTAACGCAATGTGTACCTGTGTGTCACTGACGACTAAAAAAGGTGACGGAGTATTCGTGGTAAATCTATTTGATGCCATTTGTGTTATCCCCTATTGACCCATAGCCATGTCGAGTAATTGACCCATATCGCCCGTTAGACCAGCTAATTCAGTGAGCACATACACAGCAGCGTCAACCCTATTCGGAGATTTACCGTTAGATTTCTGTGTGACTGGATCAAAATCAAGCATTTCGTCCTCACATTTAAGCATACCGCCCTTATGACGCACAAGCCCTAACTCATACAGGGCGACCACAGGTTCAGCCCTGAGTGTTTTACCCTTTTTTGCGTGCACTCTGATAATCCTGCCCTTATAACCGGCGTTACGTAAGTTACTCTCACACATGTCACCACCCTGGTTAGTCTCAATCACCACAGCATCAGCATTATTTGCTTCTACTGCGGCAATAACAGCGTTGGCCCAGGTAAGCGGTGATCCTTTACGTGTGAAATCAGCATCAAGACTATAGCGATTACCCGGATACTCACTACCAACGATAATACCGTGTTCGTCAGATGTTTCCGTGTTGGTAGTGGCTGGATCAACAGCAACAATCGTTCTAATAGCGAGCTCAACGCCGTAATTAAGTGACCTAGATTTAGCAATGATTTTGTCAGTCCATAATGCGGTTTCTTCATTGCGTTTGATAGGTAGCTGCATGTATTGGGCGGCAAATTTACGGCGGTGAGAACGTAATGCCACTTCATGCTGACCATTGTGCTTGTATGGCCATAACCAACCATCAGATAACCCGTGATCGATAGGTGTACCGTGAGTATATTCTTTAGGGTATTCGGTACTGTTGTCGATGATTACTGGTAAATTGAGGTGATGCCACATTTCACCGCTACCGCCCGCTAATAGATACCCAGATAAGTCATTCCAATGGATACGCTGCATGATAACAATGATTGGTATAGTCTCAACGGCCACTCTTGACGACACTGTCTCGTTATAACTGTTGTTAACCCCCTCCCTGATCGTCTCACTGTAAGCGTCGTCAGGTTTAACCGGGTCATCTATGCTCAGAGCACCACTGAATACAGGGAGGACACCCTCCTCACCCATATGCCCGGCTCTAAAACCAGTTACTTGACCACCTGCGGGAGTGGCCGTGATCCCACCATTGACGCTAGTATGCCAAATGTTCTTACTGTCGGTGTCATTCTTGATGTCAATTGGCCACATCTGCTGAAACGCTTCAGTTTTAACGATTTCGCGTGCTGTACTGCTATTGAGTAACACTAATTTCTGAGAGTAGGACAGATGTAAAAAACGGGCTTGACTATTGATCGCTAAACCTCTGGCCATATAGGCAATTGAGGCCTGCTCTGTCTTCGTGTAACCAGGTGGCACGTTAATAATTAAACGGGGTATAAAATTCGGATCATGAGGGGGTAACATAGTGCGGTCAAGGGCTGCCTGTATTACACGGTGATGCCGACCAATAATCATCTTTGTTCCGAATCGCTGTTTGAAGAAAAAACGGTTAAAATACAGTCCGTCCTCTTCACATTCAACCTTCCTGGCAAAGATATGTTCAGCAGTCGTCATCGGCTAACACTTCCTGACGTGCTTTTTTATATTCATCGGCGTTCATGATGACTTGTGTGAGCTGACCGCTGATATCAACATTTTCCTTGAATGCCTGAACACTGACATGCTTACCAACCAATTCCAATGCGCGCAATTTACAGTGACCCTTGATCTTCGTCCGTTCGACGTCGTACTTGTCGTCTTTCCCTCCCTTACTAAGCTGATCAACGGTGTACTCACTGATGCAATACCAATCGTCGTCAGAGGCCGTAGAGAAGTCATACACGGCTTTCTTGTCACCCACTACCTTGATAAAGGCACTAATGTTAAAGTCCGCCAAAAGGCGCGCACGCTTCAATACCCATGCTGAATCGACCACATTATCAGGATAAGCCGCCTCGATGGCGGACTGAATAGCATTGCGTAAATGCACTTTGTTAACCGGACACGAAGTTATCCCCACCCATTTGTAAGCCTGATGCTTCGCCACTGATTCAGCGTAACCGGCCTCGATAGCTGCCTGTGTAGCATTAAACGATTGCAGGTAAAGTGCCTTGAACGCCTGTTCTTGATAATTAAGCTCTTTCATATTCGATCACGGGCATTCGATAACAAAGTCAAATTCCTCACCTTCAGATACTCCGGTAATAGCCCAATCGCAATCATCCCAGCGAGCCCCGATAGTCGCATCATCGTCAATATCTTTCAGTAATTCAATTAAGTCACGTTTAGTCATTTGCTTATCCTCATGTTCGATAGCATGATTCATTACGACCACATGGTCAATGTGTCCCATTGTCTCACTTTGGCCACTGTTTGCCTATACTCAGCTATCTTTATGTATTTACCCCTTTTTACCCCTTTTTACCCCCTTTTTATACTCTCATTAATTATTTTATATAAGTGGGACAAGTGGTACATAGAGAGACAAAACCAGTAATGACGGGGGTTCCATCAACATATCACATAGGGTACACAGTGGGACATAGTGACCAGAGCAAAAAATCATTGACCGAAGGGTCAACCCTCACCTAAAATAAGGTCACCTACACAGGAGACTAGATAAGTGAAACAAGTACAGATAGCCTTACCCACTGACCTTGAGGATTACGCCAAAGAAAAAGCAGCCAAAAATTACGAATCATTAGCTGCCTATATTCGCCGGTTGATTCTTGAGGACAAAAAGCGTGCAGCAGCCTGAAATAGCAACACAGCTTATAGCATGCGGTCTACCAATATTTCCTTGTTGGGATAACAAGCAACCAGCGGTTAAGGGAGGATTCAAAGCAGCCAGTGTTATTCCGGGTAATTACTGGCCGAGTCCGTTAGTAGGTATACCCATTCCCGATGGCATGATTGTCATTGATGTCGATGCACACAAAGGCATGACCACTGCCCTGATTGATCAAGCGTTTGACTGCCAATTGGACTGGAAAGGGTCACTACTACAATTTACCCCCAGTGGCGGCGCCCATTATGGATTCAGCACTACCGAGACAATGCGTCAGGGCTCGGACTTATTTGAGGATCGGATCGGCAAAGGATTCGACACCCGTGTAACTGGCCGTGGTTATATTTGCACTGGTGGTGTGTATGGGAGTGATGACCCTATCGGTGTATTGAAATTAGCAGCCCCTACTTCCCTTCCGCCTTTACCCCTCAAAGCAATTCAGGTACTAACCGCACAAGCGGTCATTCAGCATGAACCCGCCCCATTACCCACCGGTGACCGTAACGCCGATGAGGTCCGTAAAATGCTGCGCTGCCTGGCGGCTGACTGTGGACGATCAGAGTGGCGAGATACCGCCCTAGCGTTGAAACACCATTATCACGATGACGATGACACAGGTTGGATACTATTCGATAACTGGTCAATGACAGGTGGTGACGCTTATGACCCCGTTGAGGCCTGTAAGTTGTGGAATACAATCAGTCCTACTACCAGCGACGGACGGGCGTCGATCACATTGGCTACCGTTGCCCATAAGGCCATAGAAAAAGGATATGTTCCATCATCTATTGCGGCTGAATTGTTTGGCGGTAGTATTGCTGAGGACAGTGCTGAGTTATCCACCGTTGAAACACTCATCGCCCGCATTAACGCTGACGGTGGCAACCCGAAACGCACCGATGAATTGACCGGGGCCATTAGATCACTCACCTGTAATGCCATACAACGCGCCGCACTAGCAGCCACACTTAAACGGACACTGAAGGACCACAATCTACCCATACCTGCTAAAACCATTGACCAGGCATGTACGCCACTATCGCTCACCTCATTAATCATCCCTCAGCCTGTAGCGCAAAATACACACCTGAATGATATCAGGGTCGCACCGGTGATGGGCATGACAGGTGATCACCGATGTAATGCTGAAATGTTGCGTGATGCCGTGTTCGGTGAACGATTGGCCAGATATGACGGTAATCTCTATTGGTGGACTGGCTCATATTGGGAACGCCCCACAAAAGCTGACGTGAATGCTGCAATATCTGCCGCTTTCAGCACCACCGGCGCCGGCAAAACCAGCAATATAGATGGCACACATAAACAGATCGGTAATGTGTCGCGGCGGCTTCCCGACATGGCGCCAACCAATGAAAAAATATTTTTCAAAAATGGTGTATTTGATCCCCGATCGCCCCATCTGGGTGTGGTGCCGCATGTCGCTGAAAATCTCAATACATCCGTTTTAGGTGTGGATTACACCCCTGGTGCATTACATCCTGAGTGGGACAAATTTCTAGAATCGATATTTTACAAAGAAATTGAGCGTAAAGTATTACTGCAGGAAGTGATGGGTTGGGTTTTGATTAGTAGCAATCTGAATATACAAAAGGCTATAGCCCTCGACGGGTCCAGTCGTGGCGGCAAGGGCACCATAATAGATATCCTAGGGAGTATTCTGGGATCAGGCATGACGACCATCACATTCGGAGAACTGCACGCAAAGCAAACCCTGTATGACATGCGTAGTGCGCAGTTAGCGGTTGATGCAGACGCCACCCGACCTGAACGCAATAACGCCGCAGCCGTACATACCCGGTTCAACCGCATAACGGCGAATGAACCCATCGACATCAAGATCAATTATCAGGACGGTCTGTGGTCCGGTCGACTAAACTGTAAAATGATCGCTGCCTGTAATGGCGTACCTGTCATAGCCGATGACTCAAGTGCTGCCCCTCGACGTTGGGTCATTCTCAAATTCACTGAGGATTTCACTGACCGTGAGGATCTTAACTTAGGGTTGCGATTAGTCCCTGAAACGGCAGCCATTGCGGCGTGGGCTGTTGAAGGTCTACGCCGGCTGATGGTTAATAAACGGTTTAGTTTACCTGACTCATCAAAAATGAGCGTTAAAGAGCTTAGTGAATCAAGCAGCCCGCTTGTTTTATTTGCTAATGAACGCATCACATTCGGTGAAGGTGAGACGGTACAAAGTCGCTTATTATGGGAGGCTTACCGCAGCTGGTGCAGTGATAATAATTCTAAGAATTACCTGACAATGTACAACTTTGGACGATTATTTAAACAGGTAATGATTGAGCGTGGTGCCGAGTATGCTGAAAAGATACCAGGCGCTAACGGTGCCCGGTTCCGGGGATATCGTGGTGCCGCCCTGGTTATATGCATCGAAGGCACCAACGTCACCCCCATTGGTCAAGCATTTAAAGAGGCACCTAAAAAGTGATCGTATCATTATCTGATTTACACCGAGCTATCTGTAAAGCACCGCGCCCTACAGAAGCAGGTCAACAGCAAATAATATATTTTGATAGCGGTAGAGTGACACTGGTCGCTATTAAGTATAAGAGAGGTTACATGTGGGGATTGAAGTTGTGACTCGCTTCCGATACCCATGCGGATGGAACACCCAACGCCAACCAGGCGAGCGCCCCAATATCACCAGTACTTGGTTGGATGAGTCAAACAAACCCGGACTATTCGCCAAACAATCGTACAAACGCAGCTATCAATATTGGAGTCAAATACATTGGGCCACGCCACCTTGGATGACTGAGGACATGTGGGACGCTGTAAGGCAGACGTACGAGTCAGCAATACCCGGTGTGCATGAAGTCGACCATATTGTACCGTTAAAGCATCCGTTAGTGTGTGGACTTAATGTGCCATGGAATCTTGAAGTTATTGGCAAGATGCCCAATCAGCAGAAAAGTAACCATTATTGGCCTGACTGTCCAGATCATCTATGCCCCGTGCTTAATTTACCGGTCGATATGTTCGGTTTTAATGATGAACCTTACCAGCTAACGCTTGACATTTGAGACGGAATGGTCATAATTTAATAACAACACTCATTTATGGGGTATATCATGAAATTCAATGACAATGTTAGTTATAAAAAATCATATAGCCGTGATCCAATAAGGGAAATTCCGTTGTATGAAGCACTGACACCAAGCACTGATCTTTGTGATAATTATGATTGTGATGACGAAACGGAAGAACTTCGCAGAGAAACAGACATGTTAAAAGGGTTGACCGGTAAACTTTTGGCAATGCTGGTTAGTAATTCAGTAATAAGCATAAAAGAAGCCCAAACAATTATTGACATCAATGACGAAATAACACCAATAGCTCACACAGATACATAATCAATGACCAAACTACGTATTCGATGTAACCGCCGACCCTGTAGGGCGCGTAAAAGTATCCGCAATACTCCTGAGAACCGTTATAAAATTGATCATCACGAGATTAAGTGTCATATGTGCGATAACGGTTATATGCGCATCGAGAGCCGTACCATAGAGCTCTCACGACGTAAACGCTGCCTGTGCGATGGTGTTCAATGGGCAGATACCCGTAACAGCCCGCATGATGTCAATACCCCTGGATGTGAACACTATGAGGGGCGCCCTGGCCCTGACGTACCCTTTTAAAGGTATGAATATTAACGGTGACAAACAACCCTGGGACACACCGTGTATCGGTATTTGTTCCACAACAACAGGTGACCTCACATGTCGCGGTTGTGGTCGTACTGTTATGGAAATAAGAGATTGGCCGATTATGACCAATGATGAAAAAATTCAGATAAATAGGAGAAAAACATGCCCCCATGTACGATAAATAGAACTGTCCAGCTTATAAAATATGTTGTGAGAAAGGAAGCATCAGGCGCTGATTTCCATACAACCGCTGCTTTAAAAACAATTATAGGGCAGCAGGGGCGACTGTGGCGTCAGAGATAGCCATTAATTTCTCTGCCCCTTCGATGACTTCATCAAGCTGCTCGCCATTATGTAATCTGGTGTTGAGTGAAGCGAAAAACTTACGGGATACATGATCAAAACAACTGGAAACCCTGACGACAGAATTTTTTACTGTAAAAACCCGGTTACATATATCCTTGTATTCCTCATAGGTTATTTTTAGCCCTGCGTCATTCATCATAACCATACCGTAACGAACAGTAGAAAAACAATCACCACCAAGCATAGAACGCAATAATATTTATTAACACCTACCTGCACCTGTGTTGTGCCGTCGTCGGTAGATATTTGTGTATTACCTGATTTTGTACACACCTTTATTTTCATCATTCACCCCGTACAGTCATGTATATCAAAACTCAATATTATTTAACGCTGTGATTTTTATTGTCACAGTTAATGGATCAATATTAAAATCATTACTAATAATATCCTTTGCAATATCAATGACGTGTTCTTTTCCCAGATCTGCCGTAATAATTAAGTGATGAAATTTATTTAAATCACTATTGTAGAAATCAAAAGCTAAAAAATACTTTTTCATCATTCATCCCTTACCTGTGTATAAAATAATGCCACGTATACGGCTTTTACGCTGGGTTATTTAGACATCCACGCATGGCCGCAGGATACCCGCTTGAATCAAGCAGCCGCCGCCAGATGTTGACGACGTTGAGTAACGTCGAGATGATCAACTGCGGGATGTTTATCAGTGATAGCCTGGGCGATAACGATCGAACGATCATGAAATAAAGCGTATTCAATAAGTTGTGTCCGCATTTCCTTCATTGATCCCATAACTCGACTGATGTTGCCTGCCGCAGTTTCACAATGAGTAACCAAATGATGACGGCGCACATTGTTATAGTGACTTTCCTCAGCCAGTTTGCAGGCCGCGTTAAGTATCTGTTCGCGCCTCTCGGCGGATTTCTTATAAGTAATCATAGTTGGATAGTATGACATTGGAACAGTCCCGTCAACATTATACTGGCCATATATCCCCCGGCCCGGTAGCAAATTGAGCAATCCCACCCAATGCAATCACAATCTGCATGTATGATAATTGAGCAGCTTCACGAGCGCTGGCTTTATATCGCCAACCTGGTCGCTTGCACTCAATTGCGGTGAATACTCCCAAAGCACCACCCACCATTTGCTGTGTGATAGTGACAGGGGTGATGCCGATTAAATCGCTAGACTTAACATTACGGTTCATTGCGCTCGACTCATTAGCTAGCCCATATCGAACATGGTTACCGTATTCATCCATACAAGCCCCAACATTATTACGCCACAGTCTAACGCCGTGATGTGGCGCCTCAAGTCTAATTCGCTGTTGTGCGGATGCTTCACTACTGCCCGCAGTGGTAGTCACCTCATCAGGTACGGCTATTGCCTGCAGTTCCGCCAAAGCTTCTTGACTGACATTGTATTTGGCTGCCCATTCGCTGATATTGTTCATAGTACAACCTTAAATTTCAAACCTGCCAAATTGTAATATTTTGAACAGTTATATGGTCTTTCCACTAAGACACCGTAATTGTCATCAAAAATGACTTCCTTTCTCGCAATTCCGCCGCCCGCTTCATTGTGTTCATAATCAACAACATCACCTTCAGATATTTTAATTCCGTTTATAATTGCTCCCAAAGCCACCCTCCCAGTATCTATGGTGTATTTAGCCGTTTGATAATCTTTGATTAATGTGTCAATTGGGTTTTCATCACTCATGGATTTAATCATTTCATCCATCTGTTGAAGATAAACCATTTCATTCAAAATGTGAGTAGGCCCAACTAAAGCTTGTAGCACTCTGAATAATGCGTCTTTATTTACTAGAATTTCTTTGCTCATTTATCGCTCCCAATATCTAGTTAATCTTCACCGAGACGAAGAGTGTCACCGAGCAATTGAACGTTATCTATATCCAAAGGAGTCCACTCAATGAAATTATCGAACCCACGAAATACTTCTTTTAAAACTTCAACCTTTGCATCTGGCGGTAACTCACTTAACTTATCAATCAATTGTTGTACTATTGTCATAATGTCACCCTCCCGCGCTATGTTTCTGTTTTAATTGATTGACGGTATGTTTCAGTAATGAAATCTCGTCTTTTTGCTGAAAAATTAACTCTTGATCACGGTCCCAGGCAGCCTGTAAAGACTCTAAAGTTTGTGGTGGCGTTGCTTGCCTTGGGTAATCCTTACTATGCTCTCGCCAGCACCTGCATTTCATTTTCCTCTCCCGCGTTATTGCTCTCTTAAAAAGAAGATTAGCAGTGCCAAAAATATAATAAACTCAATCATTGCGCTGTCTCCATGCTTTCGCATCGTCAAATGCCTTTTTCCACTTACTGAGACGTTCGTCAGTCTTTAACACCACCCTCCCAGCATCACGACCCAAGGGCGCCGTCAACCACCACTTAGTCCTTGCTGACTGAAATGGCTTAAACACCGTGACATCGTGATAGCCAACAAGATATTCATGTTCCAAAAATCCCCAACCTTTATTAACAGGACGTTTACCATGCGCGAACAATGTCCAGGTGCCGGGTACGGCGTAAAAAATACGATGGAAGGCATTGCCGTCAATCCGATTGAACCAACGTATATGTCTTATCTGTGTCCGACAGCCACAATCGCCAGCAGTCGGGCATAGATCAATAGCGCGTTCCTCATCGTAGCTGCCCGACAGCACTACCGCGCCGCCGTGCGTCCAGGGATCATTATGGATACGGGATTCATTAAACATCTTGATAAATCGATACAGATAGAAAGTCACACCGAACAAGCATCCAAGATAATAACGCTCAAGATGAGGACTAATATCACAAGGCAGATTTGCTGTAATGCGATAAAGTAATTTGTTAATCATGATAGAAGCTCCGTTATGGCCATATTGAGTTGTAAATATTTGGCTTCCTTGAATGAAAAAACAATCGCAATCTCAAGGTCATCCTCCATGAGTAAAAACTTATTTTCACTTATCCGCACAATTCTGATATTCACTACGTTTACCTCTAAATGCCGCAAACCCTTCACGTTCTGCGCGGTTTAATCTTCTGGTTAATGTGCTGACATCAACGTTAAGCTCAACAGCCAACACTTTTAATGAAACATCGTCACTTAATTGTTCAAATACCCATGCCATCTGATCAATAGTGATTACAGGATTTGATCCGTTATGCATGTGATTCAGTGAGGCGCCAGGTGAGTACCCCATAGCTCGGCTTCCCATAGGTAAGCATATGACAGCTTGGCGCCCCATAGTTCGGCATTCTGTAGCTTGGCTTGCGACAGGTTGGCATGCGATAGATCGGCATTCCACAGGTTGGCATCCTGTAGGTTGGTATGCGACAGGTCGGCACCCCATAGATTAGCATCCCGCAGGTTGGTATGCGACAGATCGGCATGCGACAGATCGGCATGCGACAAGTTGGCATACGACAGGTCGACACCCCTCAGCTCGGCATGCGACAAGTTGGCACACGATAAATCGGCATGCGACAGGTTGGCACGTACACCTTTTTCATCATTAATCAACCATAATATATGTTTTTTGAGAATATCATCTAGTTCTGCCTGTTTCATAACATACTCCATAAATAATTATACTGCTGGTGAATGCTCGATAATTTGACGAATCATGTCTTTATATTTGCGCCACCACTTGAGTGCTGTCTTATTGTCCATTGCAATGATGCGCTGATCATCGAATCCCCACCATTCATTGATGTAGTGACGTTCACAACCAATCTGCAACACTGTATCTGTGTACGTAACCGGGTACTTATTGCTGATAAAAATTGACTTGATACGACGTCTTTCCCCGTGGACGCCCATTAGATTGGCATATGACAGGTTGGTACACGGTAGGCTAGTATATGACAGGTTGGCATATGACAGGTTGGCATGAGATAGGTTGGCGTGCGATAGGTTGGCGTATGACATGTTGGCGTATGACAAATCGACACCCCTCAGATCTGCATGCGATAGGTTGGCGTGCGATAGGTTGGCGCTCCGTAAGTGGTTATGCGACAGGTGGGCACCCCATAGCGCAGCACACGCACGCGACAAATCGGCACGTACGCCTTTTTTATTATCAGTCAGCCATAATTTGTGTTTTTCAAGAATATCGTCTAGTTCTGCTTGTTTCATGATATTAATCCCGTAGGTGAGTATCCGGCAACTTAGCGCCCCACAGGTGGGCATCCTGTAGGTTGACACTCCACAGGTTTACATCCCGCAGGTTGGCATTCCACAGGTTGGCATTCTGTAGGTTGGCATTCCACAGATCAGCATGCGACAAGTTGGCGCTCCGTAGGTGGGCATCCGACAGATCAGCATGTGATAGATCGGCATATGATAGATCGGCATCCCATAGATTGGCATGTGATAGATCGGCGTGCGATAGATCGGCATGTGATAGATCGGCGTGCGATAGATCGGCACGTACGCCTTTGTTATTATCAATCAACCATGTTTTGTGTTTTTCGAGAATATCGTCTAGTTTTGCCTGGTTCATAACATACTCCGTAAATGAGTGTTATTGAATTATGACCATTCCGTCTCAAATGTCAAGTAAATCAGTGGCAATTTTTGCAGTGAGTATTTCTGCATCATTGCGACCTAATGCCTGAGCTCCCATAACATCAACGCCATATCGCCAGAAAAATCGCTTATAGGATTCACGATCATCACGCCCTGCAGCCCGTTGATAACCTGCCCATAACGCTACCATGTCTCTAAGTTTACCCTGTGCATCCTGGCGGTTCAGGTGATTTTTCATCGCACCCCCAACAGCTGGCCCGGGTGCCCCAGCCGCTCTCATTCGCTGACCAACCGCCTCAGCTGGCTGATCAATGCGTTTAATTTCGCCGCGCATCTCAGCCAACACAGCCGGGTCAAGCTCAGTTAGATCACCATCAACCTGTTCAGGTCGGCTACGGCCAGCAGGCTCATTATAATGACTACAGAACGGACAAATATGATGTGTGGCCTCGTAAACAGCGGTGCATGCCTGGCAGGTCTTAACGGGGATCAGATCAGGATCTTTGGCGCCACGACTACCACGTTCACGGCGGTCCAGTGACCACACACGCGGCTTATCCGGTAACCCGTGGCGTTGAACATTACCGACGTGATCGATGATAATTGCTTCGGTTTTACCTGTCATCAGCCTTAACGCCCTGCCGAATTGTTGCACATATAGCGCATAACTCATTGTTGGTCTGGCCATACTGACTACTTCAATGGCCGGTAAATCAAAGCCCTCACCGAACAAATCGACATTGACCAATACAGTTAATTCGCAGGCTTTAAATCGGCGTAAGATGGCTGCACGTTCACTGTTCGGTGTCTTGCTGCTGACTGCCTCAGCTGCTACGCCCGCCGCTTTAAATTGTTGAGCGATATCGGTGGCGATTTCAATATCAGTAGCAAATACAACGCCCAACTTGCCTGGTGCTATACGCTGATAGTGGGTAACTACGTCACCGATGATGTGCGACTTCCTGGCGGCGGCACGCATCTTAGGTGCTGAATAATCGCCAGTTGAACCGATATCTTGGTCACTCATCTTAAAATCGCTAGGCGGTGCAAATATCCGATAATCAGTCAAATAACTATTATCAATCAGCCACCTCATCGATGGACCTTCCACCATGTAATCAAACACACCGTCAGCATGTCGGCCCAATCCAGCACCATCGGCCCTGAGTGGTGTTGCTGTTACACCCAGGCCTTTAGCGTTAGGGAATAACTCAGCAGCCTTTCCCCATTTATTATTATCTAATAAGTGATGAGCCTCGTCGGTAACCCATAACGTTACACTATTCATCCAATCGCGTAGACTATCGGCCCGTCTTAATAACGTATCGACGCCCGCAACCGCTGCCCGTGCTGTTGGGTCATACCATGATTGACCTAACTCACGAGTGTGCGATTGAACAATGTCACGAATAACTGATTGAGGTGCAATGATACGATGGCGAATACCTTCACGGGCTAAGGCTATTGATATCTGGCCAACCAACTCTTGACGATGAGCAATCGCACACGATGCGCCGTTATGATCATGAATGATACTTGCCATCACAACGGTTTTACCCGCACCTGTAGGCTTGACTGCCAGTACATTGGCCAGCGGTGTACGCGCCCAGTGGGATAAGATGTCATCCTTGCATGACTGCTGGTAGGGCCTTAATTGCATTTAATCGACCGCCCAGCAGTCAACACTGGTATTAAACATTCGACTTACTATGATGCATTCAATCCCTGGTTTTGGGGAAATCACCTCATGATCACTAACACTGTCAGCGAATAAATTCCCCATACTCCACAAAGATAGAAACATGACTGTAAATATCGCTATTAATTTAATAGTTTCCATCGTATCACCTCAAATTAAATGTTGACAGTGCGGTCACAATAAAGCATGATCCGCAACAAATCAACCGATGAGGAATTTAAAAGTGAAATTAAAACTCGATGGAGTGACAGCGCAACAATTAATAGCGATCGGTCAAATAATGGCAGGTGACACGGTTACCGTGAGTGGGGTCACTGGCCCAGACGCTGATACCATTAACGGTGAACGTGTTGTGGTTGATGACAGCAATGGCGCTAGTGACGCTGATACCATTAACGGTGAACAGAGCCCAAAGCCGGAAGCGGGAACACCTGCCAACTCTGCGACGGGGACGGTTACGCCACATCATGGGAGCCTTATCCAGAGTACCACCACCCAAACGGAGGCGGTTACGCCTGCACCGGATGCGACGGTAGTGGATACGCCACCCCCACCACCAGCAGCTGACCCCGCAACAACACCAACCACTGTGGAGCTCGCCAAAGGTCAGAACGGTCAACAAATACCCTGGAATGCCCGCATTCATGGCAAGGCCAAAAAAACTAACGCTGACGGCACATGGCGTCTAATTCAGGGTGTTAACCGTGAAACAACGGTACCCACGGTTGAAGCTGAACTGGTGGCAGCGCTGGCAGCGGCCCCAAATCCAGCACCTGTTACTGATATCCCGCCACCGCCTGTAACGGCTGCGGCTGCTGCTGTGTTGCTTGCATCTGGCGCTATTCCTACCACCTTCGCTGAACTGTTACCGCTAGTCACTGCCGCCAAAGCCGCTGGTACTTTGACCGATGAACAGATAACCGCCGCTTGCTCAGAGCTAGGGCTTGCCCAATTCGGTCTAATCGCAACCCGCCCTGATCTCATCCCTAAGGCTGCTCAATTGCTGGGGGTAATATGAGCGATTCAGCGGTTATTTCAGATTGCGGTAAATACCGCTACGAGCTGACCAGAAAGCTCAGCGATAAATCTAAGCAGTGCTTGTTTATCATGCTTAATCCGTCAACCGCAGATGCCAGCGAAAATGACCCCACCATTCGCCGCTGTATCAATTTTGCTAAGAATTGGGATTGCGGCGAATTAATAGTTGTTAATTTGTTTGCGTATCGAGCTACTGACCCCAAAGAACTACGCGACCGCTTCACTGCTGACCCTGTTGGTCCTGACAATCATCACTACGTGACACGCGCAATAAATCGTGTCATGTCGGCTGATGAGTTATTCGGTGAAGAGCCTGGTCCTGTTGTCTGTGCTTGGGGTGCTAATGGGGCTTACATGAATCAGAATCAAACAACGCTTGGTTGGATTGAGGGTGAGAATGTCACCCCTATGTGTCTAAAGCGGACCAAAGACGGTCACCCTAGTCATCCTCTTTATCTAAAAAACGGCCTTCGGCCAATCCCCTTAATTGGAGGTGTAACATGAGCGAACACGCAATATTACCCCCTTCATCCGCGCACCGTTGGGTTCCGTGCCCAGGTAGCGTGCAGGCCGAACAGCTTTACCCTGATGTTGAGTCAGATGAATCGCGTGAAGGTACAGCGGCGCATTGGGTTGCTGAGCAGGTGTTGACTAGCTATCAATCGAATCAGGACGGTGTCAATGTACTGATGAGTAGTGACTACATTGATCAAGTCGCACCAAACGGTGTGGTAATCAATGAAGAGATGACCGAAGGTGCTCAGATGTATACTCGTGATGTACTCGGTGTATGTCAGAAAGGAGGTCATTTACAAGCAATGCGAATTGAGCAGCGTGTGTCAATCAATCGTGTTCATGAGCTCAATTGGGGGACACCTGATTGTGTGGTATTCGATGTATCTAAACTCAAAGTGTACATATGGGACTTCAAATTTGGCCGCGTGCCGGTTGAGCAATATGAAAATTGGCAGATTATTGATTACGCTATCGGTGTGATTGATGACATTACAGGCGGTAATGGATTAGCTGATCAGAAAATAAATGTTGAATTACGCATTGTCCAACCGCGAGCATTCCATCCTGAAGGGCCATGCCGTAGTTGGACAATCCCAGGTAGTGATTTGCGCGGTTACGCCAATCAGTTAAAAGCCTCAGCCGATGCGGCCATGGGTATTGATCCACCCACGAAAGCCGGCGAACATTGCCGTCACTGTAAAGCATCCCGTAGCTGTTCAACACTTCAGCGTGAGGGTGCTATGATCGCCGATCGTGTTGAAGTGTTGCAACTTCACGACCTATCGCCTGAGAATACTGCTGTCGAGTTGCGTTATCTACGCCAAGCCCAGACATTAATCAAAGAACGATTGGGAGCACTTGAAGCACAAGCATTAGAGCAAACCAAAAATGGAACGGTTATACCAGGCTTTAGTATTGGGTATGGTCGAGGTTCTGTGAAGTGGAATAAGCCCGATAGTGAGGTAATCGCATTAGGTGATCTATTAGAGATTGATTTAAAAAAAGCTGTAAAACCCATCACCCCCACACAAGCAAAATTATTAAATGTTGACGAAGCCGTCATAAATAGCTACTCTAAGAAGTATCAAGGCGCCGCACGATTGGTGACCAATGATAAAACAATAGCTGGCCGCTTGTTTCGTGCCCAGTAACCAACCCTGGAGTTATATATGAAAATTGAGAGCGGATTTTTGATAATTGAACAAAAACTTGATTTATCTGACGATGTGGATTTACGAGACACACAGATTACGAGCTTGCCTGAAGGGTTGAGCGTCGGTGGTTGTCTGGATTTACGAGGCACACAGATTACGAGCTTGCCTGAAGGGTTGAGCGTCGGTGGTTGGCTGGATTTACGAGACACACAGATTACGAGCTTGCCTGAAGGGTTGAGCGTCGGTGGTAGAATATTTAAAAACTTTTAACCCTGTAAGGAAATTATTATGACAGATCAAATTATGACACAGGTTGGCCGCTTGGTTCAGGGTCACCCAATGGAAATTAAGACCGTCTACGATGATGCCGGTCAGCCCAAAATTAACAAATTAGGTGACACACAACAGGAAATATTTGTTGCTGTAGCCATTCCGAAGGCACCCGGTGAAACTGATTGGAAACTGACTCAATGGGGTCAGTATATTATGGGGGCTGCCCAAATAGGCTGGCCCAATGGTGAATGGCAGGCCAATACATTCGCTTGGAAAATCATTGACGGTGACTCACGTATCCCCAATAAAAAAGGAAAGTTACCATGTGACAACGAAGGCTTTCCTGGTAACTGGATCATCAATGCTAAGAACGGTTTTGCCGTTGATTGTTACGCTAATGGTAATTATGCACAACAGGTCATGCAGAAAGAGATATTTAAAACCGGCGATTATGTTCGATTGGTTATTTCAGCAAAAGGCAACTCACCTAGTCAGAGCCCAGGTGTTTATATCAATTTGGTGGGTTGCGAATTGGTTCGGGCAGGTATCCCCATTGTTAGTGCTAGCTCACTTGATGCGGAGGCCACATTCGGATCAGCGGCAGCTGTCATGCCTCAGGATGCACACGTTGACCCAAACGTTCATGCCGCTGGTGCGACCCCGCAGACGGGAGCTGTTGCGCAATCTGCTACGACCACAACGCCTGCACAGGCTGTCCCTCCTGTGGCACAGGCGGTTGGTAGTCCTCCTCCGCCACCAGCCCCCGCCCATGACTTCCTAACCATCAATGGTAAACAATTCACGGTTGATCAACTAAGGGCCGCCGGTTGGACTGAGGCACAAATTACTACCGCACAATAATAACAGGTCTTGGCTCGCCTTCAGGCGGGTCTTTTTTAATGTAGGTGATAAAATGACAATCAAAACAGTCACTATGACTATCAAAGAATCAACAAGAGGGGTACACGTTTATAAATGTGATCCCGATAATCTAGCTGGTATTTCCATCGTATATTTATCCCGCTCATCTTTACCTAAAACACCGCCGCCCACTATTAAAGTGACTATTGAACATGAATAATCATCAAGCGAAAGAATTGTTATGTTTTTCTAAAAGGTTCAAAAAATGCTACGGGGAAGAGATAAATACTATTAATGATTTATTTGCAATATTTTGCAAACATTGCAAATGCTTAGGATATGAACCGATTATTTTTGACTGTGGTTTTATTGGACTTCTTGCAGACACTCAAGAATTTTTGATAGCCCAAGGTATTATTAACTCAAGTCAGTGTATGAGAACATGAATAATCTATACGGCTACGATGTCGAGACTTACCCTAACGTCTTCACCGTAACCATCGTGCGTCCCTCTGATCAAGCAATATGGCGGTTTGAGATTAGCGGTCGGGTCAATCAAGGCGTTGAATTTTTCCAACTGTTAACGGCTATTAAAAATAGTGATGGTCGCATGGCTGGTTTTAATAGTATCGGCTTTGATTACCCCATTATTCATGAGTTGATTAAGCGAGGGGGTCACATCACTGCCGCTGAATTATATACCAAGTGTGACCTCATCATTAACAGCGGCGATCGTTTTAGTCATCTGGTGTGGGAATCTGAGTGGTACGTTCCTCAAGTCGATCTGTTTAAGATCCATCACTTCGATAATATGGCCAAATCCACTAGTTTAAAAGTGCTTGAGTTCAATATGCGTTCACAGAATATTCAGGATTTACCGTTCGAACCTGGTACGTATTTGACCGATGAGCAAATTGATGAACTGATCCCTTATAACGATCATGATGTATTTGAGACGGTTAAGTTCCTGAGTGAAACAATGCCGATGTTGGAATTTCGCGACAAGTTAAGCGCGAAATATAATCGTAATTTCACCAACCATAATGATACGAAAATAGGCAAAGATTACTTCATTATGGAGCTAGAACGGTTCGGCATCCCTTGTTACCATCACCCTAATGGTTATAAGGAACCACGGCAAACATTAAGGCCAACAATTACATTGAATGATGTTATCTTGCCGTGGGTTCAGTTCAACCGGCCTGAGTTTCAGCGGGTACTTGATTGGCTTAGAGCTCAAACAATCACTGAGACGAAAGGTGTATTCAAGGGTTTGAATTGTACCATTGACGGTTTCCAATACGACTTCGGAACTGGTGGTATTCATGGGTCAGTTGATTCGCAGACCGTAAACAGTGATGATAATTACATTGTAATCGACCTTGATGTGGCCAGTTATTACCCTAATTTAGCTATTGCTAACCGCTTCCACCCTGAACATCTGGGTGAGCGGTTTTGTGATATTTACCTTGATGTATATGAGCAACGAAAGCAATACGCGAAAGGCACGCCTGAGAATGCCATGTTGAAACTAGCCCTTAATGGAGTGTTTGGTGACAGCAATAGTAAGTACAGTCCATTTTTTGATCCCAATTATACAATGGCGATCACTATTAATGGTCAGTTGTTGCTGTGTTTGCTGGCTGAGTATTTGATCACACTGCCAGGCCTATCGATGGTGCAAGCCAACACAGACGGTTTAACAGTGCGTTGTCCACGCGATCAGATTGACGGGCTTATGTTCATCGCCCAATCATGGGAAGAACTTACAGGCCTTGAATTAGAGCGTGCTGATTACAGCCGCATGATGATCAGGGACGTGAACAATTATATCGCGGTATATACCAATGGTAAATTAAAACGCAAAGGCGCCTATTGCTACGGTGATGACCTTGGTTGGCATCAAAATCATAGTTCCCAAGTGGTGGCCATAGCAGCTGAGGCAGCATTGGTGCGCGGCGTGCCAGTGGCTGAAACTGTACGGGGTCACACTGATGTTATGGATTTCATGAAGCGGACAAAGGTACCACGGTCAAGCCGGTTGATGTTGGAATCCGTCGATACCTCAGAGCAGCTACAGAACGTCACCCGGTATTATGTCAGTACAGGCGGTGGCTCACTGATGAAAATAATGCCACCAACGCCTGCCCAGGTTAATAAAGACTCTAACGCCCCCGAACGCCGTATAGGTATTGATGTGGGTTGGACTGTGACGCCGTGTAATAACCTCCCCGATGGCGGTTCACCCATGTGGGATTTAAACTACGATTATTACATTAAGGAAGCTGAAAAGCTGGTTAATCCGTTAAGAGGAGTGTGAACGATATGACACCTAAAAGATTTAAAGAATTGCAGGAATTAAAATCGTTTAGAAAAGTGGGAGAACGTTTTACATATTTAGGTATTCAGCACACGACACAAAAGCATTTTGCAACACCATCCTGTTCGGGACTAAACGCAATATATGAGGACTTTAACGGAACTAATCGTATCAGCACTTTCGTGTATTCAGATTTACCTTACCTTCGTACAGAAAACCAATGAATATTATCACCGGTCTATTAACAATTATGTGTGTTGTTGCGCTGATTCAACCCAACATGAGCCGTCTATTTGGTGCAGTAATTTTCGCAGGTCTAACACTTTTACATGATCTATGTTTATCAGATCTTGATGGATTGGCTTATTATGGTAGTGCGGCATTAACAGATTCAGCAATAATTATACTAACTAGTGGAATTTTCCCTATTCCTGTAATGGTTGTGAGATTGCATTATATTTGCCTAATTTCAATACTAGTTAATGCCGCAGGTTGGGTGATGTGGATGGCTTATTTACCGCCAACCATCTATGATATAGCCTTTATAGTCGTATATCTTTGTGTAATTATCACAATGATTCGAAAGGACACTAGTGATGTGGGAGGGTATTCATTGGACAGCTGGCGCACTATTCTTTCTTTCAATCGTATTACGAGTTGGCGCATTAATCATCAATACAAAGGCCCGTCATGAGCGTGAAAGAGCAATTATTGTCCGCTGCGAGCAATACAAAAGCAGGGGCGACTGTGGCAGCAGTGACTACAGGGACGGGAATGGGCACGATTCTTAAATATATTCCCGATGATATTGGTAAGATTGCGGTGTTGGTGGGTATTATTCTTTCGGTAGTGATTTGCAGATTGCATTTAGTGAATATTAAAAAAACCAAATTAGAAATAGAGATAATGCGGCAACGCGAAGCTGACCGCCTCAAGTCACTAAGTTGATTTTTTTTTGACAGTTCGTTTCTTACCGCGACCTCCTGTGTTGCGCTTTGGTGGAGGTGGTTTTTTAATGTGCCTAGACATGATTATCGTCCTCTGATTGAATTTGTGTGTGTACCTTTCGATTTATCATAACTGCGTTGTGCGCCAATACCTAACATTCCTAATATGATGGGATAAAGCGCCGCAGCGTCAATCGCTGGTGGCATAACTACACCTTCGGGGATCTTCTCATAGACTTGAGCGATGGTCCAACCCCATCCAATTAACGGATAGATGAGAAATTTATAAGCTAGTGCTGAACCACCTACCCAGCCGATAAAAGGCCGCCAACCGGCCACGAAAATTGACTTATGTGCGGCCTCGACAACATTAACTTTCAGCTGTCCAACCATTAATTGAACGTGTGAATTAAGTTCGGCAAGATCTCCTTGTTGGTGCAACTCTTCCAACTTCCGTAACTCTTTAGCCTTTTCAATAGGGTCAGGGAAAAATCTATCAATAGCGATTTTCCCCAAATCCAACGCTGCACTTAGTGGGTCAAAACTCATAGATTAATCATCCAGTAATTGAACATGTGGCATGTCGCGAAATCTCTGCCATAAGCCACCCCATTGAAGTTTATAACCAAGGAATGATGCCGATTGTAAAAATGCTGTCGCCACCATAGCGAGGTGTGTTTCATTCCAACTAGCTTTATTATCAACATATGCAAAGAAATCTAGCGCCATACCTTTCTGGTGGTAACTGGGTCGATCAATACCGTCACACTTCGACAGTCCTTGATCGAATAATTCACGCTGACGCTCAGCGGTACGTGTGCCGCCGTCCTTAGGAATACCGAAATCAATGGCGGTTAATATGATAGCCAGATCTGCGATTTCAATCATACGTGAGTCAATGCCTTTTATCCGTTGTTTTGATCGGGTGCTTAATGCATACGTCATTATGGTATATCTCTTTTGATGTTATCAATTCATTAAAGCTCTTTTTCTGCTGTCCAATGATAAAAACTAGGGAAAGAAAGTGTTCCACCCGTAATAGATAAATTATCAATTCGAGTTTCTGATGGGAAACTCGCAGTAGTCGCTTTATCGCCGTTATTACTTATAAAACCGGAGGCACCTGTCGCAGGTGAAAAAATTACAATAGTAGGTATTCCTATTTTTCGTGTTTTAAATGAGACGCCAGCGGTTTGAGTCGCTAAATTTCTAACTTCTATTTCAAGCACGCGGCCCTCTGTTGCTACAGTTCCTGGGTCAACCGTTAAATCATAACTTTTTTCAAAATAAGGTTCGCATAATAATAACTCTTCGGACTCGGTTCTATATTCAAAATCTGTAGCTATGGTCCCATCTTCCAATTGTGCCTGAGATGTATCGAAAGTGCCGGACTGATTACCAAGACTATTCGTTTGGGCATCAAAATCAGATCCGGCATCAAACCATCGAGCAAACTCTAGGTAGTCGTTTGAATCTGTACCCAATGTTTTTCCACTAACACTAGGGATTGCTACGGTTACTGTAAATCTTTGAAACACAGCGGATAGAGTCAGTTTAGTGACCCCGATAGCAGTCACCTCTGATGACGGTGATCCTCCTGTACCGAAATTTTGTAAAAATTCCACAGACATATCTTTTGCTGAATCAGCTTTAGCATAAAAAGATACAGTAATCACCTTTCCCGATAAAGAAGAAACACCTTTTATTCTCTGTATTTTTCTAAACCGATCCCCAGCACCGGAACCGGTAGTGACTACAGCCCGATGGAAAAATATTGGATTATTAGGAACTACTGTTTGACCAAGCGTAAATGATTGCTGAGATATAGTAAAAGAAGTACCTCCGGTACCAGAATCTAACCAGCGATCAGCTAAAAAACCATCTATTACTAAACCGCTTGTCCCTCTTTGCCAAATGTCATAATCACCATTAATAATATAATTTTTTCTTCCACTTTTTACATTAACAAAAGTAGCATTATCGAGTACAGGGATTAATTTTAATATATCACCACCTGCATCAAACACTAAACTCATTTCAGTGCCGACGACTAATTCGCCTCCGACTAGATTATCCCCGTCCACTCCTTTGATGGTTTTAATTCCCAGTGATGCAACAATCGCTGTGGATGAATCCGTATTAGTATTAGTCGGAATGAATCGAAAAGTCGCACCGTCAGTGTATTCTGTCGGGGCTTGCTTAGAGCCTACCACCGCCAAATCATAGGCATTGGCTATACCGCTATCAATGTAAAAATCACCGTTCGCCACATAACCAGCAATCGCTTTACCTAGTTGATTCAGATCACCACCTGAAAGCGTTATTCCTAATCCTTCAATGACATTTTGAATCTCAGTAGGTATTTGATTCCATTCATCAGCATCAAGTTGCCCCGCAGCTGATGCACCACCATTATTGACCTTATCATTTAAATCTTGCATTTACGCGCTCCTGAATATCACTTGACAATTGGCGGGCCTCAGTTTGGAAAATAAACATCGTAGAGTTGACTGGGTGGCATCACCGAAAATAATAGGGAAATCATATACAAAAAAACCACCCGTTGGCAGCGGAAAATTGACAATAATCGTAAATCTTGAATCACCTGGCGTATTGAAAAATATCAAGGGAAACGACATCGGGAAACTGCCGGCCTCACTGCCTGTCGTGATAGTGATGTCAACGCCAAATAACTCACCTAGTTCAACAAAATCATCAGCGGTCTGAACACCCAATGCTGATAACTTGACAATAATATCACGTCGGCGTTCATCATTAGTGCCCGTGCCTGTAAAGCAATCATCAGGAATACTTAACGCTTGCTCCCATTCACTTAAGAATAGATTCGTTAGGTCTGGGAAATATTCCTTTTCCAATGTAATTAGATAGCCCTCAGCAGTGAATAACTCACCTGACAACCCTTTGATCAGTTGTCTAAAATTAGAATCACCAATGTTTTTTGCCTCAAACATACGACCATTGGGCAGATAATCAGCCAATGACCGAGCATGTTGGTTTAAACTGTGGCGAGTGGTCATGTGAATGTCACCGTGCCCTTAGTGGCTATCTGTCCGCTATTGATAGTGATATCACCTGACGGTGTTGATAGGTCAAAACTCAACACCGTGTCACCCGTGTCAGGATCAACAGTATTTTTAATAGCTGCCCGGTAAGCATCCTCATCAACATCAACACCGACCACAGTCTCCTCATCGTGAAATTGGGTAATGTTAGCTTCAACTGCTGTTCGCATGGTTGAAGTATTCGGCGTCAACTCAGTAAATGTGTAATCAACCGGAACAGCGGTCGGCGCTGAAACAATATTATCGTTGACTGAAGTGTTAGCTGGTAAAATCTCATTAATCTTATCTGTGACAGTATCAACTTCTGACGCTGTAGGAATAGGATCAGGATCATTATCACGCATGAAGAAAGTGCGCACTTGACCTAACGGAACGGAGGTGGTCGACGTAATAGTACCTGTTGCGGGCGTTGATGGCGATCCTGTAAGTACATAATGAAAAACAGTTGTACTTTCAATGATGATTCTAGCAGCATTCACATTGTATTCAGTCTCAACAGCCCCCGCGATGGTAGTGGTTTGCCCATCATCGAAGCCATGAGGACTGGCTGTAGTCACAGTCGCGACCTGACCAACACGGGTAATGCTACTAACGCTTATTGTACCAATCTCTGTGCCTGCTGGTTCGACAAAAACGCGAGTTACGCCTGTAATGGTTTTTGCTTGTGCAGTGATATCAGATTCATTAAAATGCGCTACGGGATTACGTATTTTTTCAAGATATCGTGCGCGGTATTCGGTTAGGATTTCCTCATCGGCACCACCACCTACAGCACCGAAGTCTACCGTCAACGTATCGTCAACATTAACGATGGGACTTTGTAGCGATAATGGGGTGTCTAGATCAAGATTAGTTGCCGCACCGGTCTCAACTGATTGAATTCCAACACTCGCTGACGTGAAAGCGGATGTGATGGTGCCGGTCGCAGGAGATACAGGTGACCCCGTGACCTGATAAGTAAATGTGTCCAACCCTGTGACGACAATAGTTGTATCAGTCACGTTATATTCGGCTTGATCAGCACCGGCAATTGTTACGGGTACCACCGATGCCAAACCATGGTTATCAACTGTCGTCACCGTCGCTGTCGCACCACTGCGGGTTATTGATAATACGCTAAGGACTTGATCGGATATGGTCGCGCCAGTAATAACGGTGTATTCATTGCCGCCTGCTGTCATTGAGTCGCCAGGCGCAAGAATGCCGCCCGCTGTACCCGTCGCCACGGCATTACCTGTCGCACTGGTTGCGGGATTTTCAGGCCCGACAAATATTTGACCCCATCGGATCGCCGTTTCATCATCAGCGGTATCGGGAAATAGACGTAATTCAGTTCGTGTCAGGTCTTGATAAAAGTCAAATATACGTCGAGCAATACCGGCGATTAACGACCGCAACCAGTGAGTAGCAATATAAGGATTAGAATCAGGCGCCTCACGCTGAACATCGGCTTTTATACGATCTTCGACCTGTGTTGAGCTATCTGGCGTGCTTACGCTCATGAAAAATTATTTCCTGTATTATTCCAAATCTCAAAAAAACGTCGATCAACAGGCGATCCGTCACGACCTAAATTAATAAATACACATACATTACCATTTTGGAAGAATGGCTGTTCAACCTCAACACTAACCGCAATATCATCATCGATAAGCCATTGTAAGCCATTTCTGACGATGACACCAAGCTCAGCTAATACGCTGCCGGTAATTCGCTCCTGCTCGAACAGCCAGGTTTTTGAGCCTTGCTCAAATCCCGGCGTTGATTCATTACCCAACCAACCTCGACGGCTTCTAGCGTCAGGGATTTCGGCAGGGGTAGCACGCATCTCTTCAAAGATCGACATTAATATAGCTGTGTCCAGTACTTCTGCTGTCGATATATCGCCGGTTTCAGTCCAATCAAAATCATAATAACCCCTATCGGTATTTAAAATAACATCGGTTGTCATTATAGAACCCCGCTAATATTTGCTTGCGAATCGCCCGCCGAGTCATTAGCTTGCGCGTGACCATGAGTATCGCTGATATCTTTACCATTACTGGTCACGGTAGCGCTTAGTGTGGTCGACCCTGTCACTTGAAAATCTCCCGTTACTTTCGTTAAAGGCGCTGTGATATTGACACTATCCACGGCTATCACATTGGCCTGATTACAAGTGATATTTATATTACCATTGGCACCTTCCACTTGTTCAGCAATAATATCTAAATCACCATTATTGCGGGCGATTATGCGCGTATTAGTCGAAGGATGAAAGAACATGGGTTCACCCCTTACCCCATCGGATGGTCGATCAATATTCCAAGGAATAGCAACACCCGGTGCTATCACCCTGAACATCGCATCATTAGGTAAGTCAGTACTAAGACCGTAAGGAAAAACAATCGTATAATCACCAATACGACCCAGTACGGAACCCTGTTGATCCTGTACTGTCAACTTCTTATCAGCGCCGGTGATTTTACCCCAAAGACTTGAAAGCATCGTTCTGGTCTCCTACAGGACGCTGTGCCAACAATTTCTCATCAATGGTAAAAGCGTTACGTTCAACAAACTCAAAGGATGTAACAGTCTGCTGCCCCTCACTTTGCGAGAATGTCAGTGTATTGATTAACATTTTACGACTTATATTAGCAACATCTGAGTTGATCTGAACAAGTGTGTTCTCTTCCCATTCCCCGCCATCAGGTTTACTGTGGCCTTTAGTCACACATCTGAACGTTGTAGCCCTGGCTTTTGCTACCTGCTTTGACCACTTCGCTCGATCTTGTAATTGTGCCGAACTATATGATTCGGATTCAACAACCACACGTTGTCGACCATCTCTTATCTCTGTATCGGCGACCTCCGCGCCCTGATCTTCGATGGTAGCAATGTCAGTATCACCAGCAAAGTTCAAGGCGCGGGGGTCTAACTGGCCCCTATGGATATATTTCGCGAATCGTTCCGATCCGTTAATTTTATATGATTGGGAAATAATATTATTTGAATCCGAACCCTGTAAGCGTTGAAGGGCTGCCCCTGATTCAGTGGGTGATGATTGAGTGATTACAAAGTTACCGTCAGCATCAGAGGTTAATAATGCTTGTCGTTTGCGCGCATATTGAGTGACAAAATCAAGCGCCTCTTGACCAACCTCAGGTGACAATATATCTTCAGCTTTATTAAACGGCGCCGGTTCAAGGTTGTCAGTAACTTTAAGATTTTGTCCCAGGTCAGCGATAACAATTTCAATGATTTTTTTCAACGTTAGACTATCATCGGCACGGATATCATTTATCTGATTAATTTGAGAGTCAATGAAATCACCCGTTTTATCTCGACCAGTGTACGTGTTAGTGTGCGATCCCTCTTGATCACTACCGTTCACTTCATCAATGAACCCAGTTAATCGCTTGACGCCGTTAACTGTTATTTCCACCTTGTCACCTACCCCGAACGGTGGGAAAATTCCAACGGCAGAAGCCGTAAAAGTAAAATCATTAGCTAATGTGTCTAATGCTAGCGTAACACTCGCCGATACAAAATCAGTGAAAGGGGTGCCGTTGACAGTGAGCTCTATCATACGGTCAGTATCCTGATCTCACCTTCGACAAATGCATTCTGATTGATATTGTTTAAATCAGCGATAGTCTCAACCAAATCAGTTGAGCCATAATAGGAAAAAACTATCGCTGATAAAGGTCGCAGTGGTGTCTCAACGGTGATGATTGACTGAGTACTAACCCGAACATTATCAAAAGTCTTTTGAGCCTGTACCCGGATACGGTCTAACAATTCGAGTGATTCATTGCTCAGCAATTGATCATTCACTAGCTGATCGGTTATGCTTCGAGGCTCGCCACTTATCAACTGACCACTTAACGATCGACCGCTTATTGTCTGATTATCTCTGATGTTGGCGTATTGAGTTTCAAGCTCATCTTGTACTAGATCTAAATCATCAGTATTGCTGAAGTCAACCTGAACCGTATTCAGATACGCGTAACTTAATGACTGAGTGCGTATGTTAGCCCGTATTAAATCTCTGTTACGCTTTCGCTCAGTGAGACCGGCTGTTTTAGGGACAGCGATTGGATTTGTGTTATTTGCATTGGTGGGAGCCACAACCGCAATAACCGGATCATCCTCACCAAACGCAAATAAACCCTTTAACACTCTAAAAGTTTCGCCTGGGGTTTCATACAAATTATTTAACGATTCAAATAAGGCATTAATACTACTTGACAATTCGGTAGGCGATTGAACTAAGTTACCGATTGAATTATTAAATGTGGTAATTGCTTTAGTAAAATCAGCGGCTAAATTTGATATAGGATTAGCTAACGTTGACGCTGAATTAATCGCTGCACTAATCTCATTCAAGTTATCGAGCGCATCATTAAAATTACCCAAAAAATTCAATGATGCTTCGTAATCATTAGTGATGTCGGCGGCCAATTGAGTATTTAAGAGATCACTGGCGGATTGAACTTGACTAACAAGGTCACCTGACTGAATCGGTATACCGACAGAATCATCAATCTCAAATGTAACCGTTAATTGACCACGACCTAAATCGCTGATTGTTTCAACTAATTGATATTCGCCATTAATTACATTATCAATATCACCGTCAGTCGGGTGTGTCAATACACCCTTTTCACCATCCTCAAGAACTCTGAGTAATTCATCTTTAACCTGAAAATAATTATCGTGTTGTATCCAAATCGTCATTGGATAGGATCGGGGTAACTTACCTTGACGCTCAATAGACTGACGATCAGAACCTGGGAAATTAAACTTAATTAACCGATTGCCACCAGTAGTAGTGGCCGTTTCAAATAAAAATTCAACACCTTTATATTTGGCAACTTTTAATTGAATGATGTCAGTCATATGGCAGCCACCGTTGACCCAACATCTGTACGTCGAATATTGGTACTATTGATTGAAGGTGTTGAGGTTTGTTTTAATCCTTCATCAAGACTCACATTCACACCAACATCAACCCTACTATTAATGTCTGTCTTGACTACCGATTTTAATAACGGCTGTGAGGGCTGTGCCTGTAATTTCCTCTGTGCATCGAGTGCTTTTGTTGTCTGTTGTTTTTTCTGGTTTTCTACAAGTTTCAGTGCGGGTAGACTCGTTTTTTGAAGTGCTTTTGCCGCATTCTCTTGAGCTTCCACAACAGCCTTCGCTTTCTCAATTTCATCATCGCCTCCAAAGATCCCTAAAAACGAACCCCCTAAGCTAAAGCTTTCAAACAAATCAAAGGCACTGAAATCAAGCGACAGGATGGCCGCTGCCACTTGCCCAATAATTTCACCAATACCTTTGAGAACTGCCAGTACAACCTTGACCGCCCCAAAAACAACCTTGAAGGCACCAGCAATAACCGCTCCAGCCGTCACTGCCACAGCGGCAACGCCCGTTAGAATCAGTGAGAACGCCTCTATATCCGACTTATCAAAACTTGATAACAGTGTATTGACCGAATCGGTCATAAATGCAAGTGCTGGAGTCGTTTTATCAAAAATTCCAGATGCCAAAAGTGACATTTTCACTTTCATTAACTCGGCGGATTTACTTAATGTGGCGCTTCTTATCGCTGCCTGTTCAGCGGCAACACCGGTCTGTTCTAGTTTTGAATCAAGTTCAGTGATTAATGGAATATTTCTTAATAATGCGCCTGCAATTTTCTGATGCTCTTCACCAAATAATTTCGATTTTAATTGTGCCTTGGCTGCGGAACCTTTTACTTTATCCAACATTTTGGCAACTTGGAACATAACCCCATCAACACCGAGTTTCTTAAAATCAAACCCCGCCTTGGTTAGCCTTATGAATATTGCCTGTAAACCTGTTCCTGCTTGGGAGGCAACAAAGCCACCTTTCGCAACAACTTGAATAGCCGAATTGAGTTGTTTAAAACTCAATCCAGCATCAACGGCAGCGCCACCCGCGATCAGCATCGCCTCGCCAGTATTTCCGATTTCACTTGATCCAAATTTTGAACCAGCCGCAAGGATATCAACAAACTTTGCAGCGTCTTTTGCCCCTGCACTAAATATATTCAGACCACGCGTTAATGTGTCTACAGCTTGTGCTGTATCTATTCCTGCCGCTTCTTTAAGTAATAATGATTGTTTTGTGACCTCGGCTAATAGCTCGGCGTTTTTCAATAATTCTGGCTTTGCAGATGCAACCGCCTTAAATGCTGCCGCCACCTCTGTAGGCATGGTTTTGAATTCAACAGAAAGCTCTTTTATCCGCCCTTTTAATTTAACAAGATCATTGCCTGATGAACCGGTGATAGCTGATAAATCAGCCATAGCGTCTTGAAGCTTTGATCCCTCTGAGATGATAGCCCTTATGCCTAACGTCACAACAGCAATAACGGCAAATCCTTTTAGTGTTTTGATTAATTTGGATGATGCTTTCTCAGTTCGCAAGGTTTCTTTTCGATAGTCTCGCAATTTACGTTTTGCGCGTAATATCACGGCCTTGATATTTCTAAGTACGGATGTTTGTTTTCTTGTTGTTCTTGTTATTTTTTTGACGGACTCGTTTAGTTTTTTATTGGATGCGGTCACCTTATTAGCGTTTTGGCTAAAAGCGTCACGGGCTTTAATTAAATATTCAACAATGAACTTTTTGTTAGCCATTATGTATATCCATTATTTCGTTAATTCTAAAAACTGAATCACCGTCAATTGACATTAAGTATTCAATACTGACCGCGCCATTTGATCCGAGAGCCATCTTATAAATTTCATCAACATAAGATGACTCACCAACTATCATGACGCACTCATAAAATTTCCGATATACGTCTTCATGCAATTTTCAAAATCACCATAGTCCATACGATCAATCATCGGCACGGTCATTGTTTTCTCGCCACCAATCTTTGCACTATTTTGCAAAATAGCTCTGAATGTAATAACGACGCGCTCCATGTTCGCCTGGCCCATTGTCATTAGGCTAAAGATACCATCACCTTTTTCAAATGCAGTTGATTCATCATCATCTTTTTTCGATTCATCACCTATTGTAGATAAATCAATCCCGGTCAAGCTGTTTTTTGTGGCTCCGCCTATTTCTACCTTTAGTATACCAACCAAGTGAGCTATCTTACCCGTGGGGGATGATAGCTCAATGAATGATCCTTGTATTTCGGCGCCCGAACCATTTGAATAATTAATAGGATTTGATAATTCAAAATTTACAGTTTTCATAATTTACCTTTTGACATTGCTTTATGATGGTCCGACTCCCTGGCGGGTTGCAGCGTGCCGGTACGCTGTTAACTAACCGTTAAAGGCGCCCCCATGAATTCAATAGGTATTTTCCCTTCGTTCTGGATAGCCTTTTCAGGATCATTGTTCATGATACCCTGTGTAAGCGTTCGACCTAATCGATTGCCCGCCGGATCAGTTCCCGACACGCGCACAACTCGACCAGCCCCCCGTGCCTTGAAATCACGCGACACATTCATTGAGTTTACTGAGGCTGGCATCTCAAACTTAATCTGTCCGATTTTGACAGATATATCCTCAGAGATAACGATCACAGGTCGACCGCCGCGAGATGCCGCTTTACTTGTCGACACCCCTTGTCCTTCAATAATCACGATTGTGTTAGCCTCAATCGTCACGGGTTCATCATCAACCTCAACAGAGGCGTCGACTAGTATAATTTCAGAATCAGCCATGGTATAGCCTCCTTATATTTCAAACGCGATGGCTATATCATATATCGCAGCACGGAACTGAACAACAATGAACAGTTTCAAGGCGATAGTGAACTTGCCAGTCACAGGGTTTAAAGTAACAGTTAGGTTTTCACGGAACGCCTTATCAAAATCGGTCTGAACACCCCCGACAGTACCGACGCCAGTATTAACTAGCGCCAAGTCGCCTAACTCGTTGTTGAGCTCAGAGACAAAAGCAGCGACAGACGCTTCATTTGCTGAGTCGACACCGTTGATTAAGGCACCGCTTGCAGCGCGAAATTGTGGATATTTAGCGCGGGTGTTATTGACAATAAATTCACGGGCTGCCGTTTCCGTATCCACAAATTCTAAGAATGTAAATGTCGGATCAGGATTACCGGCTGGATCTGTCAGGAAAGTAGTCACAACCTCGCCAGAGATAACCGTCGAAAATGCCCGGTTCGTATCAATAACCCAGCCCCCAGCCTCCTTCAACTGCGTGATCTCAGTATCAGAGAATGAGTCACCAACATCAGGTACCAGTAAATCAGGAAACTGACCATTAAAATAAGGCTTCGAGTTCGTGTGAATACCCCCGAATGAATCAGTGGGCGATCGTGCGATAACCAGATCACCTAAAATTGCACCTTCGGTACGACGCAAGGCGCGAACAGCAGCAAATTCAGCCACTTTCACGAAGGGTATCTCAAGAATCGCAGGCCCACGATGGTTCGTTCTATCGATTAATACGCCTGTATTCAGACACAAGCTCTTAGAGTTCAATGATCCCAACGCGGTCAGATGGTTAGCAAATGTGTCAGTACTGCTCGCAAATGCGCGTCCATCAAGAATGTTATTGGTTACATTGAATCGGGCATCAAGGAAATCAATAACTTCTGTTAGGTCGTCTTGAAATTGCCACACGATGCCTTGTTCACGTTGATCACCGACGGCATCCAGTACACCAGTCAACACGGGATCAGTTGCACCACTCGACATCGCTGTAATGGTCGTGGTGACACCTGCAACAGTGCCTTCAACTTTAAGACCGATGGTATTACCGAATGTGCCTGCGTTCTTAGCAGTTAATGCGACACTACCCGCCGTGTTAACTGGTATTACGAAGGCGTTGGCGTCTGCAATTATAGCCGCCTCAAGTGCGTCACCTATCGTGGTGGCGGTATCGGTATCACTGACTGCAATTTTGTATTCATTGAATTTCTTCGAGCCCACATAGAAAGTCAATGTGCCGTCCTCAGTAGCCGTACCTGAAATAAGATGAACACCGGTTGCGTCAACACCTGAACCATTATCAGCCAAACTAATAGCATCGAATTGGGTTTCATCATTACGACGTCGCGCCCGACGGATAGCCGCAGCAATCGGTGAGTCGGCACCAAATAACGTATCAGCGTCTGCCGTGGTTAATATGTTTTCGACTAGGGCGCCGCTAACAGCAGTTCCCCCGTTTTTTTGGCCAACAAATAGTAACCGCTCAGGGGTAAGCCCTGGTGATACACCTGCTGCCCGTAATGAGGCGGTTACCTCAGGGAGTGCTAGAGACATGCTTATGCTCCTTTATCAGTAGCGAGTGCCTTGGATTTATTAGCAGGCGCCGGTTTAGGTTTAATCGAAATGCAATTATCAATTGCCGCATCTTTGAAACGGTTACGCCATTCCTTAATGACAGGTATGCCGTTTTTACACTTAACGTTGATTTCACCCCCAGGCTTAACGCCCAAAAGGGCCGCCAGTGCTCCATTGTTTACAATAACTTTCATGGTATCGGTTCCTCATCTAAATCAACAGAAGCAGTTAAAACACCCGTTCCCAGGTCAGTAGTCAATGTGTAATCAACATCACGCATAGCCACATTATCATTAGGTCCAGTACTATCATTAAGTTTATCAAGTAATGCAAGCTGTTGAAAGGCAACTTCATGAGCATAGATAGCTTTATTCTTACCTGCTGGATCAGCAAAGGCGAATACACCATGTCCTGTGAAGGTCGAACGGTACTGGCTGAAAGTAAATCCGGTATCGAATTCAGCCCGAAGTACTGACTTAAATATTGCCGGCACATACTCTGACTCAACTTTATCTCGCGCTCGGGACCCTCCCAGTAAATCAGTGACGTTCTGAACGATGTATATGGCGAAGGGTTGAATCAACACAGGAGTGTAAGCATATTCACCCAATGTTGAATCACTGGCGTCTGTCTGCTCATTGCGTTTCTGGCTTTGAGTGACATCACCAAGCACAACAACAAGCTGATCATCACCAACGACCTGTGCTGTGTAAACATCTTCTAAATATTGATTGATATCCAACACTGATAAAATACGTATAGATGTCTGAACAATAGGTGATCCAGCAGCGGGTGACACGTACGAGACAGGTAACGTGTATTCAAATGTTGTAGTGGTAAGATTAACTGCGGGAAATAATCCATTAAATATACCACCATTAGCATCCTCAACAATCGGTGAACCGCTAATAGTTGTTGGTCCGGAATCAGCGACGGCAATAATTAATTTACGACGGTTTAAGACTGATAATAATGTAAATGTGCCATTGAACTCAGATTCGGTGGCACCCGAAATAGTAATTGTTTTACCACCAGCAGCTTTGTCACGTTCAGATAGTGTCAGGTCATGATCTTGATCAGTCTCAAAAGTAGCGGTCGACGCAGTACGTAAAAATGATGAGTTATCAATATCTACGGGCGCCTCAGCGCCAGTGATAGCGACATTCTGGCTCTCAATCAGCCCGTGAGCCGCTGAGGTGGTGACCAAAGCTGTCGAACCTGTGGGAACAATGGATATAATACTCAAAGACGTGCTGAAGCCGCTAGTGTGTAACGGTATAATCGCTGAAAGTTTATCGACTATATCTTGGGCCTTCATATCTCGTCGTTTATCTCGGTTGCAAAATTTCTAATAATATCACGCTCACTTGCCCTAACTGCGTTACCTAATCCTGGACGTGCTGCCATTCGACTGGTGCCGGTCTCTAAAAATCCAGCATAAGGCGCTGAATTACCGAATGCCAGCTGTGTACCTTGCATTATAAACCCTGAACTACGGCGGTAGAATCCTGACCGATTAGCGGGTGTTTCACCTGCGGCCGATGCCTGATGACGACGACGCCGACCAAGACGATCCTTTCTAATATAAATAATCCCTGTCTTCATTGACTTATCAAGTACTTGTTCACTGAATTTCTTCATCAGTGTTTTACCTGATCGCCAAAGCGCTTTTTCTATACCCGTAATGGTGCTATCAGCTATATTCTCAGCTGACTCAATCGAAGTTTTGTTGCCGCTGGCATCAATTATATCAAGCTTGATTGACAACTTGGCTATCCTCCCCTCTTTCTGTACACATGAGAATCATAACTCGCTCATCTTCACAACAGTCCTCAACGTGTAATATTTTGATTCGTTTGGTTCCAAACAACACCCACCTTTCAGCGGTAGTATCAGCCCGAAAAAACATTGATAGTCGATGTGTAGCGACTCGTTCGGTATTGGTGCTATCAAACACAGTGACGCCCGTTAGGGTTTTCATAATCGCTTTCAGTGTTGGCGTCGGATTGCTGAATACCTCTTGAGGCAGACCATTGATAATTATTTGGTCGCGGTCTTCAATAATGACATCTTTGCCGTACTTCGCTAGATTGCGATCAAATAAGCTCATTAATGGCAACCTATACTCAACAGATCAGTTGGCTGCTTATCAAACTCAGCAAGGCAACCACCTGATAGCATATTAGCGTTCTGACCAAATGGTGTACCCTTCACACCTTCGCCAAATTTAAACCCATAGACAACTTTGCCACCACTACAGGGATCTGTTTCTGATGCAAGCGTTAGTGTGTTCTCAGTAGAGGCTGCGAAATGGGCTGCTAAATAGAGCTCAACTTGTTTAAGGCAGGCGTCAGTCAGATGTGAAGCGCAACCAGTAGCAATCGAATCAACTAGGCACGTCGCTGCAGCAATGGCCGCATCAATCTGATCGTCAGTCAAAGTGGTCGAGTCTGGTAATATGACCCGCACTTCTGTTGCCGTAACTCTAGCCATTATAGATTTTCCGCCGGGACCCTGTAGAACATCAACGTCACGAACACTGGAAAATCAGCAACTTGTACATTGATCCAAACCCCTCCAGGAATTAAGAGATTTAAACTCGTCGCTACAATATTCGAACCTCTAACCACTTGTGGTGTAAAAATAATTTTATCAATCGTTTCTGTTGTGGCGGAACTGGCCTCATAGATCTGAACTTGTGCCGGTATATCCTGAGTAACATCTTTACCGCCGAAAACCATTACATCAGTGATGACGATACTTTGTCCCTCACTCGGTCCGACTAGGTTTTCTACAGTGGGTGTTCCTTGATCACCGGTTAACTGAACTTCAATGGCAGTACTATAGTCGAGTGGCGCTACAACTAATTGACCAAATTTGGTAACTCTGGCGCCACGAGAGTTCAGCGTATCTCGGATGTTAATTGGTGCAACCATTATAAATCTCTCACGTATCAGCACGCATTACGCTGACACTCATTGTCAATGTCCCGGAGCCACTCTCCCGCCTGAACGCCATAGCCTGTCCTTGCTGTATTATAATGTTGCTCGGAATTTTCAAAGCAAACGTAGTATCGGCAATAGAGCACTCCTCAAAAAACATCACACCCACAGTAGTCAACCCTGTGATATCACTATCAAATATAGCATCGACAGACAATTGTAAAGCGCTCCCTAAATTAAGACTAGTCACAGCGGCATCTGCCTCGGCGACGAAGCTCGGTGACCCTGACACATGCTCATAGAATAAAGTAGTAGGAACAGACGAACTTGCTCTAATCGAAGTAAGGGATACGTCAAGATCGCCGTTGTTTTTTAGATAGAAAAAGAGATCATTTACCCCAGCCGGTGTTACTGAAAAGAAAATTGAAAACGAGCACCCTTCCTTATTTGAATCCCTAGATAATGACTGTGATGTGGAAAAGGTGCTTAATCTATTTCGTTCATCAACATCAGCGGAACGTCCGTCAGGCCCTTTAACGATGGTCATGAGGTCTGCCCTCTGTGTAGTACAATCTGCACGTCAACGTTCTGACCAGTGTTGCCAGTAGGTGGTTGGTATGCTATTGAAAAATTAGTTCCTGGTGGAATTATTATTTGACCAACGGTAAAACGTCGGAACGTAGTAGTGGCGGGTATTAATGTCGGCGGTGTATTTTGACCATCTGTGATAGTGCTACCTTCACCTCCTAATTTTATAGTGGCATCTAATTGTTCTGGACTGCCTATATTCAAATTAATTGCAGGTAAGTCGAATCCTGATGATATGAGAGTACCGTTTTCGGCACCCACGTTAAACAAGTTGAACGAATCTCCTGTGCCATCAGTAGCACCATATCCACCAATCAAAGAGTCAATTATCCAGTCAACCTTTTCATTGTTTTTAACGAATAGAAAATATGACAAATCATTACTAGTGAGATTAACCAATCCTGTAGTAATGAAAAACGTATCTCCTTCCAGCGATGCATCTACCGATTCTTGCCTGGTGATAGCCAATGTGTGTAATCTATTTCGTGCATCAACTCTAGCTGTTTTACTAGTTAAGCCGTCACTGATTAATATTTTACCACCGCTCATATATCTGTGCCTTCTATTTCAGTTTCAAACACCTCCTCAAAACGATCATTCAGGAGGCACAATTGATGATTGATTGCGCATAACGTAGATAGTAAAGAGTTACGGAACTCTATTTCATTTAATTCTTTAAGTTGTTCTGATTCGGACACATTGCCCTTATCGATTTCAAATAATGGTGTCCAACTCACGTCACCACCCATACATTAATTTTGGCACCCTGGTTGGGACTGAATGCCCATGCGCCAGGGTCACCAAAGTCATTAGTCATCGGAAAATCATTGGGCTGAATCACCTGAAAAGAGTCCGAATCTTTTTCGGGTTGAGTCAAAGCAGTCGACAGATAAACATCAGATGCCCCAATGTTTTGCACTGCTATCTTGGTGCCTACTGCTATATTGGCGTCTGCTTCAATCTCCGTCGTGGTATAAAGATTCGTCCACTCACCAGCTATCAGCGTCAAGCTTTTCCGAGTTACTGTCACGCACTAATGCCAACAGCAGCCGCTTCAGCCTTGGCAATCTCTCCGATGAGGCGAGATTCACCCATCTTATGAGTGCCACTAACACCTAACTCTTTGGCGCGAGCTTTTAATGCTGTCAATGAATCAGTCAAATCCAATGTTTCCACATCTGACATGGAAGTCACCCGATTGCCCAATTTTTTAGCTTTTTCAGCAGTCAGCGTCAACGGACTGCCTTGAGGGATATGCGTGAGCTTGCCCTCAACAGCCAGATATAGACGCTGGTGCGATACAACATGAGTTGCTTTAGTCATTATATTACCCTAAGTCTTGTGCGAAGAATGCACAGGTTTTAGCAGCGAAATCAGTGCGGACTTCAAAACCAATCGCACCCCAGACAACAAACTCAAAGTTTGAGTTGTAAATAGGTCGAGGCATAGCGACTGTGTTCAAACCCATGCCGACCATTGGACGAATGAAATTTGAATCAAGCGGGAAGCCCATCAACTCATTACCTGACAGCTTAGAGCTCACCTTAATGGCGGCAACACCCATCAAATCAGCCAGTTCCTGATTGATCAATTTACTGTCATATTGAGTACTGAACCGGCGTTCAAAGTTAGACATAATTTCGCGACTGATATAATAAGTCAGATCACGCTCACAAGTGTTCGTAATAAAAATAACATCACGAATCTGAATGAACGCTGCTTTGATCAACTCACCGGTCTTTGTCTGATCGGTGAAATCAAAGTTAATACCTGATGCACCGATGTTAATTGAAGCAACACGAGAATCGTTACGCATACCCTGCCAATCCAGACCATCAACCTTGATGAATTCACCATTCTTGTCAGTATGACCGTCAAGGAAGTTATCGGCTAAGAGACGACGAATGGTAGCGACTGTTTCACGTTGATCAT